GTCGAAGTTGGTGATGTAGACCCCGTGCGGGAACCTCTTGAGCTCGTTAAATAAGTCCCCCATTCGCGAAAACTGCATGAAGCTGTTCAAGGCCGAAATCCCGTCATTCCTAGATTCCTGCACATTGAACTGCACCCGCATCAAGCTGTGATGTAGTCTCCTGGCTTGTGCTATCGTCCACCAGTCGGCATACCTGGCGTTCTCATACAACATTTCATCGTTGATGATGTAATGTCCCACAGGTTTGGGTGGTGTCGGTGCCGTCATATCGTTTTCCGTCTTCTTCAAATATAATTTAAAACTAAATGACTAGAACGTGAGTTACGTCTAGTAAACCGAAGTAAGAAAACCTTTCTCTGATAAATACCACACATTTTCCTCAACCTCCTCACTCCTCGCCAGGTACTGCTCATAGCTGAGGTGGCCGAATGACTCTATGCAGTCGAACCACGAGGTCACAGCCTCCAGCGATGTGTTGTACAAGTTCGCGTTAACGGCCAACACCCTCGCTAGGTCACCCCTCCTGATATCGTCGACATATTTACGAATGTTGATCTGATATTCGTAAAAGAGCTCCTCAGATCTGAACCTTTTCATGAGAATTTTATTGAGCTTTCTCTTGAGATTGTCGACCAGGAAACCGTCTACGTACGCGTAACCGCAAAAGCTGGCAGTTTCACTGAACACTGCTTTCATCTCGAAACCGCAATACATGGAAACTCTCACCGCCCTCTGCTCGTCAAATTTCAATTTGGCCTGTCTTCTGTCGAGATCATCACCTTGTGCGAAGATAGCCTGAGGTCCCTCTCCCTGAATGAGGTAATTTTGCAGTTGGGCCTCCAGGAAGGTATTCCCTTTCAACGTCCACGGTGCTCCTGACGGTTTCACCCACTCCAGATCCCCGCTGGCGTACTTCCCGTGGATTCTGTACTGCCTGTACATGTCGTAGTACAGATCTAAGAACTCAGATGAGATGCCCATTAGTTCGTCCAGACATCTGTTGACGTAATGGGTAAACTCGTTCTGGTTCTTGTCCATTTCTACGACGTCCAGAGTTACCCCCCCGGGTACGGGAACCCTTTTTGCGGCCGCCGAGTACTGCTCCGCTGCTTGCTGAGGGGTCATATCCACATTCCACACGAAATGGTCCTTCAGGGCCTCCTTGTAGATCTTGGAGACTATTCTCGCCCCCAGCCCGAAATGGCTATTGGCTGTTTTGGACCAGGCGGACACCCCTTGACCACATTTCTT